CGCGATCAATATTTTTTTGTAGGGACCGGCTGCAAGCTGTGCTTCGACCTGCGCGCCAAATGCATCGGCCCTTATTCCGGCGGGTAACTGCAAGCCGAAACTAATGCCGTCTTGCTGGGCCGGCAGAATGGTGGTGGTGATAGCACGACTCCATGCCGAGCCGATTGAGACCGCATGCAGCGCATCCTGACCCTGCGATGTTATTACCAAGTTCACTGTGGCTGGCGAATCACCGCGGAGATAAATGCTGAAGCAGTATTGGAACCAACTTGGGCCAGCGATCGTCTGTAGCACGCGTTGCGTCGTCTGCGCGGTATTGGTTAGCTGCACAGCGCCGTTGCCGCCCAACGGATCCGCGACACCCAAAGAGACCTGTAGCAATGGATCAGCGGTCCATACCGGCTGCGTCCAATCTTCGCTCCACATCAGTAAGTTGTCGGTAGGATCGAGAAAAGTGAACGTGTTGAGACGCCCTTGCATGCCTTCAAAAAACTGCTCAATCGAAGACCACTCGCTGTCCGTGAGACCCGAATACTGAAGCTGCCACTGGACCAGTTCGGCCCCGGAATCAGCCATCCTTATAGTGTTGCCGCCGACCAGATCATTCGTGACGGTTCGCGTAACGGTCCGTCGCGTTATAGGGAACTGACCTATCGAACCGCTGCTGAGTTGCGGATAGTAAAACATTTCAGCTTCGATTCTCCCGAACGGTGAGTGATGTCTTGGCGTTCGACTCGTCCGCCAGAGTGTCAATCATCTCGTCTTCGAGAATGCTGCAGGTCTGGTACGTAGTGCTGTCCCACGGGTCTGTGAAAACGAAGGTTCCAGCGGCGCCCGACTGCGTCCGGAAGAATTCTCGAAGCTGGTGCAGTTCGGTCTCGTCCAACATATCAAGCCGGATAATCCAGCAGTGCAGCGGCGTCTGGTATACGGGAAACCGCTGCTCCGATCCATCCATAAATCTGGCGATCGTTGTCGAGAATGCCACTCGCTTTTGCGCTGGATACTGCAGCACGGCACCAGTTTTCAAGGTGGGGAAATTGCTCATATCACAAGTCTGAAATCACGTCGCCGAGCGGATGAGAATTCAGCAAGGCCTGCTTTACGGCAGTGGCTATCTCATCGCTGTGATCCAGAAAAGATTGGCTGTCTAGGGCGCTTATCTGAATATTCACTTGTTGCGCCGAGGCCGAGTTCTGTGCGCGAGGCTGTCCAGACTCCCCGTAACTAACCGGTGTCACCTGGCTTGGCGAGCTTGCGGTGATGCCGCCTTCGTATTGCGCTGGCGCCGGAAGCAGAAATGGAGCCGGGGCCGCTGCTGGCTGACTGCTACCGCCAAACAGATCGACGAGGCCGCCGATGATCGGAGACAGAATAGATCCGCCGCCGAGAACGGTCGAAGCGATTCCGTCCATGGCGCTCCCAGCGGTAGAGCCGCTGCTGGATTTCGATGAGGTGTTCTGTGTGAGAGCCTGCGTATTATCTTGCAGCGCGGCCAATTGCGTTTGCTGAACTGAGGCAAGGCTGGTCATTTGGGTGACGAGCGATGAAATCTGCTCGGTAGCGTCCTGAGCCGATCCTTGGCTGGCGCTGCCGATCATGCTGGACCCGCCGGCATTCGTCCTGGAATCACTCGGCGCAGCCGAAGCGATACGTGCGAGCTGCTGCACTAAGTCAGCGCGCGATTGACCACCGGTGGTACTGCTTGGCAGCAGCTCATCCCATTTCGTTCTAGCCATCGTTCCTCTCTAACCGCAGCTCATTTTCTAAAATGAAGATCGCTTCAACAGTTCGCGCCGGCAACTTGTAAAAGTCCGCGGCCCCAAAAAGCTTCCACGCGTGGAATTCTTCCAAGAGCGAAATACTCTCCGATGAAATGTACGAAGTGGGGCACGTCATTAGGGACGCGCGTCGCCGGGCCCAAACGAATTGAGTGGGAGGCGAAGGTGGTTCCTTGAGCCAGCCACATCGCCGCTTTTGCTCCAGACCGCTCTTGCGGCATATATCGCATTTCCACGCGGCCTGGTTACTTCGCTGATAATGAAATGCGACTGTCAGTTTTTTCGTTCTGCTTCACTAAGACCGCACTGCCCCTTAATCGTGCTTACGATCTCTCGAGTTAGTTCCTCCGGCCCTTTCTCGATTAGGTGCGTAACAGTTGCCGCCTCGCCATCGATGTTCAAACCCTCGACGCTGACTAACCCCCAGCTCAGATACATCGCGTCGATCTGCTGCGCGAGAATGCCCGCCTCAATTTTCTCTTGTGCTGCATTGCCAGCCTCCAGGAACTCCGTTCTTTGGCTGATTTCGCGCACCCGTTTGCTTAACTCCATCCGCCGGCCGAACGAGACGCGATTCAAAAAAAACGTAACGCCCGGGACCGCCTTGGAATCAATGCGGACAGTACTTTCGTACTCGACCGGCCCTTTAGCCACCGCGGACCCGCTCGCTTCACGATTACCCAAACGCGACAAAAATCTCATCATTGCTGCTCCCCTGCGCCTGGCAGCTTTGAAACTGCCATTGCTGTCTCTTTTCCGAATCGTCAAATTCGGGCACTTCCGCGACGACGCTGGTCATATAAAGTCCGAATAATTGACCTTGTTGTTGCCCTAGTTGGATCATTACGCTAATCGGCGATCTTTGCCGCGCCGCTTGATAAAGGGACGCCGTTGCGGCGTCGTCCTGCTGATAGATACTGAACTTCAGCGCGACGCTACGCTGCCCCGGTACGATTGTGCTCGGCAGATCCGCCCCAAATTCTTCCGCCCGGAGATCTAAATTATTACTGAACGACACTTCTGCATTGGTTAGCGTAAAGAATCGTTGCGGCGCGTTGCCGAGCCATACTTGTCCTAAATGTCCAGGAATAATGGCATAGTTGATGGCGCTCAGTATAGGTTCGGGCGGGAACGTAGACAGTCCACATTGCCCATTTTCAAAGCTCGATGTGTCTAATAAGTCGCAGGCTTGTCCCGTGAAATCAAACTCGTGAAAATCGCCATTTACCTTGATTGTAAGTGTATTTACCGCGGCACCGGCTATGACGCGTTGCACCGCTGTGGACGGGCTCCAATAATCGAAAAGCGTGATGCTCGGCAAATTCGTGGCGGGCTGGTAAGTAGCTGTGGGACTGGTCTGGGAATTGGACGCGGGCGGTAAGGTAAATGGCGCATTCAACTGAACATTTTGGCCGTCCACAACCGCGGAGACAAAACGAATCTCTCCACCGCTACTGACCGCTTGTCCGGGCGCCAGCCCGTGTGGAGCCGTGAATCCAATTGCCGATGGGGGCGTCCACGTTGCCACGGTTCCGCCATTGGATTGCATGGCCGCACCGCCAAAACAAGCTTGAAAGAGTGGGTCGTGGGGCGGCGTAACAGTTTGATCCCCCCAAGTCTCCATATAGGTGTTCAGTTGAAAACTGGTCTGTTTGCGAAGGCCGCTCGGGTAGCCTAGAAATGTCCGCGATCCGGTCTTATCTTTGCGCTGAAGTTTATCAGTCTGCTGTTTTGTGATCAGCTTCACCGCTGGAATCCGGTTGCTCGCGGCTATAGCTGCCGCGTTGCCGTAATTTTGCTCTACCGCGACATAGAAGCGATTATTATTCGATGAAATATAAGACATATTGAATCACAAGCTGTTCGGCCCCTGGCCGTGTTAGTCGGCACCGATTTCCACTGTCAAAGACACCTTGGCAATCTGTATGAAGTTACGCCCACCCTGCTTGACAGCGCCAAAAGTTATCTCGTACCCGCCGCTATAAAACACCCCGTCGCCCCAATCTCCGCGGTTATTATCGAGAACGGCAATAACTGCGTCCACATAAGCATGAAGGTTAGCGTCTATTTGCTCGATGCGGTCTTGCGATATCCGCGCTTCCACCACCATCTCGGCATCGCCGGAAAATGTGCGAAATTTCTCGCGCAGATCGTTGACCAACTTGCTGCAATACACGTATATCAGCGGATACTTGCTGGCCGTAGTGTGCTCTGCCAATTCAGGCGTTACATTCTGGGCGATGATCTGATGTGGCGTGATGGCGGGTAGCATCAGACCTTGCTCGGATGAAATGGCCGTTACGGCCGCCGGCACGCCGCTCTGCGAAGAAAGAAGTCCCGCTAATTTCCGAGTGGTTTCAATTGCGATCTGAAGCATGAACTAACCCCGTTGGATTTCGCGATGGTCCACGAAGAACCATGTCGGCAATTGGCCTGCTCCAGGCGGTACGCCCGGCTGCGGCCCCAGGGGCGTGGTCCAGTTGGTATTAATCCCGATGGGTGCACTGTTCTGGATCCCCATCTTTTCCGGCGACAGACCGACATACACATTCCATCCGGCTGCATTTGCAGGAGGATTTATGGGCGTAACGACAAGTTGCTGCCCGGCCGGCGTCGTAATTTGACTAATATCACTGGCGCTGCCCTCCTGTCCCTCTTGGTTCACCCAAGTGACTTCAACGTAGAACGTTCCCGCGAGGCCGATTCCAGGAGCTGCGGACAAAAGTGGGACTGCCGCCTTCGAAATAGGATCCGCCACCACGCCTACTCCGATCTGGAAGTAGCCCTGGCAGCTTGCTTTCGCGAGTTGCTCGTATTCATTCCATTTTCCAAGATAACGATCGTTGAGCTGATTATTGTAAGCGTCGCGATATACCATGGCAAGTGCCTTGTGTGCGTGCCATTGCTGTAATGGCTCTGTGACTACTACGTCACTTATGTCGCGCCGGCGGCGGTACGTCCACTGAACACCCCAAGCGTCGCGGGGCTGTTGCCGGCGCATTAAAAAGAGCAAGATTTGATTGGCAATCTCATCCTGCGCAAGCCCTATTTTTCCCGCTAGATCGATAGCTTCAATGCTCGCGACGTTGAGAATTCCGTTCTCATACTTCTGCAGGTCCGCGGTCGAGATAAGCGGTCCATCGGTAAATAAAGGCATCAGGCCACCAACCTGCACTAACGCTTCTCTACCCGGGCCGCGCCCTTGAGCGCGCGAAGGTCGGCGTCCGAAATGAGTGTGACTTGCATTCGCTCGGCCGTCACACGCTGTTGCGCTGCCTGCAGCGCTTGCTGTACATCCCTTCGATACTCAGTCGCTTCTTCCGCAGTCGCTAAGTGGGCGCGGCTTTCCAGAATCAGCCTGGCTGCATTTCTCCGGGATACTTCAACCTTGTGACCGGCCCGCCCGCCATCGCCAGTTTCATGGGTCACCACCACTACGTGCGGGTCCGCGATCCCTTCCTCGATGATGCTGAGTTTGTGATAAAACTGCTTCAAATCCATGTTCCCCCCGATACGTGCGAACGGACACGAACGCTGCACGCCCGCTCGCCTATTCCACCTGAGTGTTAACTATTGACCTGAACTCCGAAAGAATTTCGCAAGACCGCCGCACCGTATAGCACATCAACTGTGAATTGTTGAGCCAACGTATTCGGCTGATTTAGCTCATCACTACGCGAATTCCGAAGTTGCCCATCTCCGCATACTCGGCAATCGCCCCAGTGCCAGGCAGTGGTTGAGGAAGCCGGCGAATCACCAGGCCTATGGCATCGCGTGCGAAAGCCAGGTTGTGGGTATTCACCGGACCGCTTCCCGTTTTCGGCACCAGTTGCGACCGGAATACGAAGAAGTCTTTAATTTTACCGACCGTGCCATCCACCAGCGCGCGCAGCCCCGCCTCTCCGGCTGAATAGTATTCACTAAATCGAGGAACCTGGCGCAACGCCGAGTATGTAGTGGGATCGACAACGAAATACTTGCCGGCGCTGGCCGGAACCTTTGCCTGGAAAAGTGCGGTTTCGGCGGAATCGATTGTGGCCTCTGTCAACGCTACGCCCGCCGTCCCGATAGCCGCGTTCGAGCTGAATTGGGAATAAAGACTTAATACGTCCGATTCAATTCGTTCGGCTATCGCCACCACCGCCGGCTGCATATACAGCTTTAGCAGGTCGGGCACCGCCAGCACTTTCGTTATATCCGGAATCTGGAAAGTCGCCTCGGCGTGAGTGTTCAAGACAATTTGTGCGTTCCCCAGACTCGGGTTCTGCGGCTGGACAGTTCCCCCTTCAAGAATATTATTTGCAACTAGTGTTGGGGGAATCGGGACATTCACTGTGTCCCCTGCTTGTGCCAAAGTCGGCTCGTAATCTCGATTTACTAAGTTGCCCATGATAAGGTTACTCATCAGAGCTGGAAGCGCATCTACCGCGACTAACTTAACAATCGCGTTTGCTACATTTCCTGATGTAATCGCTGTAATTGTTGACATTTATCCTTCCCTTCGTCTAATCTCAACCTGACACACCGGCCGTGTATTAATGACCTCGCAGGGTCTGACTAGCCACGCGCGAGACCTCTTCGCGTACCCGCTCCAGTTCTTCTGGACTCATGCCCGGCCGAATTCTTTCGAGATCCGGTCCACCCACCTGACCCACCAACTTCGGCTCCGCCCCCATTCCCGACCCGCCCGGAATCCGCGCCGGCAGCAACTCCGGATTGTCTTGAACGAATTGGACCAAATAGTCGCGAGCAGGCAGTTCGCCCAGTCCGGTCTTCGCAATCAAGAGCCCGTCGTCACCGCGTGAAATATCGTCCTTGACGGCGCGGTAGGCCAAGTCTACTTTGGCTACACCCAGCCGTTGCAATTCAGCGCGAACCGACGCGCTTCTTTCCGCCTCTTCGGCCATCTGGCGGCTCGCGTGATTCTCCTGAACTAGTTCGTTGACGCGCCGCTCTAAATCCTCGCGCCGCTTGCGCTCATCAATCAGCTCTGCTTTATAGGCTGGCTCTGCCTTGGAGCGCTCAGCCTGAACAAACTCTTCGATCACGCCGCGCACTATAGAGCGCAGCTCCGGATGCTCTATCTTTGTCTCATCCATATTCCCCGTCGAAATTTCTGACTCGAACCCGCGCTATTCGCCGGTCTGCGATTGCTCTTGGTCGATTTCGCGCCCAATCCTGTCTTTAACTTCCTGCCGCACATCACACAAAAACTGAAAAGCCAGCTTCTTATACACTTGTCTTTTGAGCGTCGGCGACGGAATTCCTAATCCCAGTAAGTTCGTTGCATCGCTCAGTTCGGTTCCGAAATCGCCTAGATCGAACTCGTCCATCCCGGATACATCGATGCTCAAACCGTCTTCGCGCGCAGTCGCGATCGCGCGTAAAACCTTCTTCATTGCGTCCTTCACCGCGTCGCCGTACGCTCGCAGCACCTCCTGCGTAATAGCGTAATCTCTTTGCTTGCTGACGCCGGACTGACTGGCGCTCCCAGAAAGCGCTCCTCCGGCATGAGCCACGTAACAGACCCTATAGATTTCTTCTTGTAGGCGCGTAAGATTGTCGGCTGCGATCTGAAAAACCGTTCCCTCAGGCTCGGTCCATCCAAACCGGTCTTGCGGCCCGAGCTGGATGTAATAGGACTCACCCATCACTTGATCCCAGTCACGCTCCGAGTACACCACCGGCATCGCGAATAATCCCATGGTCAACGCCCATCCCAGCGCATTTGACTTATTGAAGTGTTCCAGCTGCAACGACCCCCCTTTATTGAGGAGCCACAAACCCTCGGAGACTTGCAGTTCCACCACTGGAACTCGCGATTGTCTGGCTAACCCATGCAAGCCCTCGGCGACAATCTGGACACCGCGGCGGTCCGTTCCGTCGTCGATTTGTTCGTAAATCCTGTATCGTTCCTTGTCGAAGTACGCCCAGCGTGTCTGTCTGGTCCACTTCGAATCCTCAATCCGATTCTTTCTCAGGCTCCGCGTCCGCAATACAATCCATTGATACTGCCCCCGCTCGTCATAACTCCAGTTGATAAGTTCATCGGCAGAGTAACCCAACAGGTAAGATCGCGATACACCTCGTTCATCTTCTTCGGCCCGGGTTTCGGCAGGTTTATTCACGCGCGGAAAGTCGATAAGTATATAACTCTTGCCGCAAATCAAGGCCTCCACAAACTGTTTTCTAAAGAACTCGGCGAAAGCGGTGCCCTTCAAATCGCAGTCTTCTATGAACCCGCTGAAAAATTGTCTGGCCCGCTCGTTCTTCCCTTCCACTGTCAATACTGGTTCCCTGCGGAAGAGCGTGGCCGTGTACCAGTCCACAATCGACCCAACGTAGTTTTCGTAGAAGCTGCGGCTCAGCCTTTCGGCGTAAACGTCGCCTGGCTCCTTTTGCCGTCGGACCAAATATCGGTCGGCATTCGAGATGAACTGGTCTCCACCGATATATAGGTCCCGGTACCGGCCCCACATCGCGCGCTTGGCCGCGTACTCCGGATGCTCGTGGTTTATGTCGAAGCTGCTATTACTAAGATTCATTTCGCTCGTACTAAATCAACCGGCGTCCCTGCTCGCCAAAGCTCGCTTGCGGCCGGCATTCCTGCCAGATCAAGTACCCAAGTGCATCGGATAGATGAGTCCGCTTTGGATCGCTGTCCTTGTCAATTACACTTGTGTCGGGCTTGAACGTGACCTCCTCGAAGTCCGCGATCAGCCCTTTACATCTCGGATGAATAATCAACTGTATGTCCTCATTAGCCGAAAACAGCTTTGCATTTACAAGCGCGATTCTATCGCGGACGCTGGGATTGCCGGGCGGAACGCGAAACTTGATATTCCTGTACGGCGTTCGCCGGAAATAGTCTTTGATCATCTGGTAATCGGTTGTTCCCGCGGTCTGTAACCGCTGCCCCGATGCATCGCCATAAATTACGACCCCGGCCTGATGAGCCGGATAACGCGTCTGAAACTCCTGGCACGCTTCCGTCGTACTCGCCCGGCTTAAAACGATTTCATCCAAAACCCGCACCTCGTCCCCGATCTTCTGCGCCACAATCGAACTCATGGGGTCAACATTAAAATCCAGTGCCCAGAACAACGCCGCGGCCGGATCCACTGCGACGTTCTTCAGATTTCGCTCCCGTTTGAATCCCTGATATACAATGCCCGCCTGAACATTCAAGTACGACCCCAGTACTTCCTGCTCGAAAAACCGAGGATCGTAACTGCTTTTCAAGCGCTCATAAAAATCCGGGATCTTATCCAAAATGTGCGTGTTCTCGTAGGGCTTAGCGAGCACCGCGTCGTACCCGCTGACCCGATCTTGAACGAACCTCCGATACACCCAGTCGAAGCCCTTCGGCGTCCAAACCGCAAAACCGCACAGCTGCTTGGCCATTGGGTCCCGCAGCCGGCCCTCTAGCCGCAGCCAAGCTTCCTCCGCCGTATAAGTCAGCTCATCCAGTCCGAACCACGCCAGGTTAGTTCCTCGCAAGCGTTCGAAATCGTCTACAGACCGAAAGTAAATGCGGGAGCCCGTATCTTTCATCACCAGCACCAATTCCGACCTGTTTAGTTCGTGCCGGATGCCATTATTCCCTAAAAGTTCAAGAAAGCTAATAAGTGTCGCATCTCGCAACATCGGATAAGTCGGCGCCCCTATTAATCCTTGCCGCCCCGGATTTAAGTAACTCAACCGAATCGCTTCTTGACACAGAGCTTGGCTCTTCCCCGATCCAATCGGGCCGGAATATCCCTTGAACCTTGCCTTGGAATCGTGAAACGTTCGCTGCGATGGCAGCGGCGTGTAGCTGATTTCTATCCAACGTGTTTCTCCGATGGATCTTTCCACGTGACTATGATCTCCCTCGGCTGCTCTTCTTGTTCAAGTTCACGCTCTAACTGCGTCAACCGGATGAAATCCGCCAGTGTGATTTTCATTTCTCGAATATTCAGCTGTGCCTCAATGTTTTCCAGCAGCTGCGCGATTCTTTGCTTACGATTGCCCTGCAACCTGACCTGCCCGTCCTGTTCCTTTTCGTTTTGCTGTGCCTTGTGGGCACCGGCGGGCGTTCGCATACAAAAAAGCGGGCGCCCCTCTTTCGAAGCGCGCCCAGAACAACTCTCTCCTGCACCGAATCTATCAATGGCTTTTGCTCACCTGCGCCATGCGCCGCTCTAACCATCTGAAAACAAGCCATAGATTTTGGCACAAACATACGTGACTTACCATGCCAAGATCTAAAAGAAATTACAGAATTACGCTAAAGCGTTGTTGGTGTGGCGTTTACGCTTGTTGTAGGCGTGACAGGCGGGGTTTACTTGCCCTTCAGGTCGTGTTCTGCGTAATAGCTATTTCTAGCTTCGTTCGGGGAAACTTTGTCGCAATCGATGAAACCGTGCATCCAGTAGTTGTTGCGGGATGTTCCGACGTTGATTCCGGCAACTTGCATATCTTGCCAGCAGTATTTATCAGAAATGATGCGGCCAAATCCGTTCTCGTAAGAGGTGGTCCCGTTTACTACGACAACCCTTTTTCCACTGCTGATGAATTTCGTGTCCAGACCAGCGACGAGCACAGTTCCTTGGATGTTATGCGATCCAGTTGCTACGGTTCCAAGCTGCCCTCGCGAGAGATGCAATGGAGATTGCTTAATCGACTTATGGGAGGGATAGAATTGAAGATCTATAATAAAGTCCCCAACCGCGTTAATAGCGATGGCCTTCCCCTCGTTGGGGAGATTGCAACTAATGGTGTAACTGTTATTCAGTTCAATGCTCGGCATGCAATTGGCCATTACAATAGCAGCTTGAGTGGACTGTGTTACCTGCCGAGTGAGTGTTGCTGCGTCTCTAGCAGCATCCGCACTTTTGGCTATTTCAGGAGTTTGCTTGTGGATCTCCCAAAACGTGAGAAGAGTCAGAAAAGCGAGCGCAACAGCCGCGACGATGCCAATCGTCTCTCCGATACGTTTAAACCAAACCCACGCGGAATTACGTTCTCGATTCTTGGATTCATAGTATTCGCGTCTGGCTATATCAAACTCAGAAGCACGCACGATTTCAATCGCGAGTGGTTGAACTGGCTCGTCATCGCGGGAACGCTGCTCGGCTTGTTGATTTTCGTGTATGGCATGTACATCCTCGCGGAGCGCTCGGAGATTGTTTACGAGTGTCTCAAGAAGACGTCGCTCGTATTCGGTCAT